GAAAATCCCAGTTATGTCAATTATTGGTGAATAATAATATTTATTATTTGAGTGCTGATACGGCAAGCTTTGCTGTTGGGCATACAATGGATATTTTAGAAGAATATATCCAAAAGAATATGCAATATCTTGATGCTGGTGTGTATGCTCATTACATAAACGATAATTGCCCTGAAGAATTTACTAATAAATTTTTTGATCGTTTTGTCAAGAATAATCCTAATTATAATATCATGATTGACGGATACATTTTTATTCTGCATCCCTTTTATGATCTTTTTGTGAATAAATGTATTTCTGCCGGTTACCGAATTTGGGAATTAAAACGAATATTGAAATGAGGAAGTTATGAATGACACGGCTGTACTAATCTTGTTTTACAAGAATGTGGATCATTTTTTTCGATGTTTAGATTCCATAATAGATACTCCAAATTGTGATTTCTATGTCATGGAGAATAAATCTGACATAGATGTTTCAGAGAGAATTAAGGAATATATCAGAAACGGCAAAGTTAAAAAATATGCTTTCTTTGAAAAGAACATTGCTAACAATGCCCCAAAAATATTTTCAATAGAAGGCAATGTGAGATTTAAAGATTACAAATATGTGGTTTTTACTGATGGAGATGTTGTTCCTGATAAAGATTGGTTAGAAGAATGTAAATATGCCCTTGATCGTGATAAAAATCTATTTGTCATTGGAACAAGTCTTTATATGGATAATCTTCCTCTTAAAACTTTTCCTGAAGCTGTCCGTTGGATTCCTGGTAAAGTATTTGATAGAGGTTTTTATTTAGAAGGCCAAACGGGTTGCCAGTTGATGACCTTTCGTTCTCAGGATTACCAGCAATATATAAAATTTTTAGTTGACAAGCCTTATAAAATAAAGGGAATTGATTTTACAGATTGGAACATTCATAATTTTATTAAGAGCATTAATAAAAGATCAGGGAGAACAAAAGTAAATAAAGCAAGGCATCTTACTTGGGATTATTATCAAGACTTGAATCATCCATACACACAAGAAAGATTGAAAGTAGAAAAACCTTGGTCTTCAGATGGCAGATGCAAATATATTGTTTTTCCTGATGAGACTCCAAAAGTCTCCATTGCTTGTGTGACTTATAATCATGCCAAGTATATTGCAGAGGCAATAGATAGTTTTCTTATGCAGAAAACGAATTTTCCATTTGAGATTATTATTCATGATGATGCCTCAACTGATGGCACAATTGATATTATCAAGAGTTATGCAGAAAAATATCCTGAAATAGTCAGATTGATTATTCAAGAGAAAAATCAATATGAACAGGGAATGAAAAATGGATTTTTATTTGGATATGATCCTTTAGCGAGAAGTGTTTTGCCAATTGCCAAAGGAAAATATATTGCTTTGTGTGAAGGGGATGATTATTGGACAGATCCTGAAAAATTACAAAAGCAGGTTGATTTTTTAGATAAGAATCCTGATTTCATTATGTGTTATCATCATTGCCAGACACTTCATAATGGAACTTTTGCTTCATATGGTCTTGGGGAAGGCAGTAACGATTTTGATCAAAGATCATTAATTAAAGCTCCTGGTGGTATAGCTACCGGAACTAAAGTATTTAGAAATATATATGGAGAAAAAACAAAACAAGATTTTATTGATTTCAGCGGTGATTTTTTGCTTAATTCTTATATGGGTACTAAAGGAAAATGTAAATTTATCAGGGGAATAAAACCTTCTATTTATAGAGTGCATGGTGGTGGTGTGTGGTCTGGCATGAATGCAGTAGCAAAGAAGTTAGTGGTTAAAAGAATGTACAGGCGTATGTATGAGCTTTATTTGCAAAGGAATATGATTGAATATGCAAAGTTGATAAAAAGATATGTGGATTATCGATGCACATTTGCAATTATTATTCCCACATTTCAAAGAAGTGATGGAAAAACTCCTGCTTATTTAAGAAGGGCTTTGGCATCTTTGTTACACCAAACTCATACAGATTTTAAGATTTATCTGATTGGTGATAAGTATGAAAACCATGAGGAATTTGAAAGCATTGCTAAAAGCATTCCTGCTGAACTTATATATTTTGAAAATTTACCAAATGCTAAAGAGAGAGAAAAATATGCCAATAACAAAGAAGCTTTATGGTGTTCAGGAGGAGTTAATGCTACAAATTATGGAATACAAAAAGCCATAAGTGAAAATTTGCAGTACGTTTGTTTGCTAGATCATGATGATTATTGGGTGCCAAATCATTTAGCTATTTTGAATGGAATTATTCGCACTAACAAAGTTGATTGGATATGCACAAAAACAAGTGTGGGGAATGGTGTATTTTTTCCAAAGAACATACAAAGTAGAGAAAGATTAATTAATTTTTTACCTTTACCTTGCGGAGTAATCAAATCTTCTGTTTGCTATAATATAGCAACGATTCCTCTTTTCCCCAGAGATGTTTTTGAAGAAACAGGGATTGGCATGCCTGCTGATGCTGACTTATGGAAACGTAGTGCCGAGTATATTCAGAAAAATCATTTGAATAGTTTTTATATCAATGAGCATACTTGCATTCATGATACCGAAGGGTATATTCGACATGGTGGTGGTTTTGCTATGAGCAATGCTAAAATTAAAGAAGGAGTAACTGTTATCACTTGTACAGGAGACAGACCTGAAGCATTTGCATTATTAGTAAAGTGGATGGATAATCAAATTTATAAACCACAACAATGGATTGTTGTTGATGATGGAAAAGTTCCGATTAGTAATAATGGCAAATTTACTTATGTTCGCAGGGAACCTACTGAAAAGGATTATACTCATACATTGTGTTTAAATTTATCACTTGCTTTAGATAAAGTCCAGCATGATAAAATAATCATTATGGAAGATGATGATTGGTATCATCCGACATATATTGATTATATGAGTCGTTTACTTGATAATGCTGATTTAGTTGGTTTAGGAAATCTTTTGTTTTATTATCCGGCAATTCAATCTTATATGGAAAAGAATACTGTTAAACAACCAGCGTTTGCTCAAACCGCTTTTAAAAAAAATATGATTCCTATTTTAAAAAGAATTTGTGAAAATGCTCCTAATGAATTTGAATTATGTGGTAAAGGTTTGATAGATGTTTTTCTTTGGAAAGATTCTTTGGAATATACCAGAAAAGAACAATCTGTTAAATTAACGGTTGATTTAAAAATAGCTAACGGTAAAATTTTATCTAAAAATACAATCATAGATAATCCGCCAGAAAGTTTGATAAAGAGAGCCACGAAGAAAAGAGGAGCTGAATTTATAGATAAAAATATTTCTGTAAAAGGAAATCGTTTAGTTGTTAATTGTGAAAAATATATTTCTGTTGGGATGAAAGGGCTTCCTGGAAGAAAAGGATTAACCACTCATCATAATATAAAAAATAAAAAATATAAAAAAGATGAAGGTTCAGAATTGTTAAATTCCATATTGAAAAACGATGTAAAATACTATTTGGACTTTTTTTCTTGACAATCCTTTCTCTTTTTGTTATTGGTTAATTCACTTCTCTGATTGTTGTTGTTTTGGGAGGGTGTCAAATGCCTTGGACCGTATCAGATGTAGACGAACATAAAAAGGGTTTGACACCCGCTCAAAAAGCAAAATGGGTGTCGGTAGCAAATGGTATTTATAAGGCTTGTTTAGCAAAAGGGGGTACGGATAAAACATGTGCTCCAAAAGCCATAAGAATCGCAAATAGCAAGTTCTCGGAGGTGGTCATGAAAGAAACCAAAAAAATCAGCAAAGCTGCCTTGTGTTTTAGTGAAGCAAATTCTTTGGCTAAAGTAGAATCTTTTGCTGAAGGTGAGAAAAGTAAATTAAGCATGATAGCCTATTCAGGCAAAATAATTAAAGATCATTGGTACTGGGGTGATTTAGCCATTGATACAGCTGGCGTGATTCTTTCCGAAAATAACATTCCCATTTTGCACGATCATAATACTTCCGAGAAAATTGGTTTTGGTAAATTCATTGTTAATGACAGACATGAAATTGTTCCTGAAGATTCCACATTTGTGGATACACCAATTGCTCAAGAATTTATCAAATTGTCAAGAGAAGGTTTTCCTTATCAAGCATCCATTCAAGCCCGTCCAATGCAAATATTAAAATTAGAAGAAGGTGAAACTTGTGAAGTGAATGGCTTCACGATGACAGGTCCTGGCACAGTCTGGCGAAAGTCAGTATTAAAAGAGTGTTCAGTCACGACATTTGGGGCTGACTCGAACACAAAATCGGTAGCAATGTCCGAAAATGAAGAAGTGGAAGTTGAAATACAAGGGTCGTTTAAATCAAGTAAGGAGGAAAACATTATGACGTTGGATGAATTTAAAGCCGCACATCCGGATTTGTATTCCCAGGTTATTGCTGAAGGTAAAGCGGAAGCTGAAACAGCTTTTACTGCCATCAAAACTGATCTGGAAAACAAAATTACGGTATTGTCAGCGGAAAAGCAAACCCTGACTTCTCTTAATGCGGAAACGGAAACTCGTTTGCGAAAAGTAGAGAAAGTTATGGAGATCCAGAAAGAGGAAGGTATTAAATCCTCTGCGGAAACTGTCTTTGCGGAAATCATGGCAAAACATGAAATTCCTGACCGTCTCCGTTCCAAAATTCGCAAACAGATTAATCATGAATCTTTTGTGAGTGATGAGAAACTGGATGTAGTTGCTTTTTCGGAAGCTATTGAGACCGAATTGAAAGATTGGGTAAATGTTGAAGGAACTTCTGAACCGTCTATTCTGGGAATGTCTTTTACAAAGACTGCCCCGCAGGATACTGCCGATGCAATGGTAGCTCGTATGCTGAAGCATGTGGGGCAAGAAGTTAAACATTAATTTAGTTGGTTTAAAGTGAAAGATATTAATTTAATTAAGGAGGAGAAAATATGAATACACCCAGTATGACAGGTATTCGTAGTTCCATTCCTCAGATGAATCGTTATCCTGAAGGTGCCGGTATCAAAGCGTTGTTTCATTCGGTAAGAGATATTGCTTTGATTATCGATAAAACTGTTCAGGCTGGTTACGGTTATCTGAAAGCTGGAACTGTGATGGCCGTTAATTTGTCGGATGCAGGAGGAAAAGGGAAACTTGTTCCTTATGTTCCGATTAGCGCCGCAGTAGTTTTAGGGGAAGTTTCGGCAATCGGCGTTGCCGCAATCGTAAAAGATTGTGCTTCCGGTCATGTTTATGTGTCCATTGAAGATTCTTACATGTTTGAAGTCGGTGATGATCTTATTCTGGACAATGATAGTGACGAAGGCCCGGTCGTTGCCGCAGCCATTACGGCAATTGATCGTACTACTTCCACAATCTATGCCGATATTACGACTACAGCATTTTCACATAGCAACTTCACGGTTACCAAGAAATCGTATGTTCATGTGAAAGCAGGCGCCAGTGGTGAATACACTACAGCCGCTTATGTGCTGGATAAAGACGTTGATACCGGTTACGGTTCAGAAGCGTTGGGAGCCCTTACTTCGGTAGTGGTCTCGAATTGTATTCTTTATAAGAACTCCATGTACAATCTCACGGATGCCGCTATTGCTTCTTTGGGTGTTGTGGATGGTCGTTTCTTCATTATGAAATAAGGGGGAGGTTACTATGAAAGGATCTCAAGGTATACCGGCACTTCAGCTTGTAGTATTGAATAAGCTGATTTCTGCATTTGTGCGGCCTCCCAGCAATTTCTTCTCTAATCTGTTTCCGACAGCCCAGTATGACTCGGATACGATTGAGTGGGAAATTGAATATGGTTCGGGAGGCATGACACCGTTTGTGGCTCCGGGCTCCGTTGCTCCTGCAATTGGTATTGATGGACTCGGTGGAGCTTCTGCAAAGGCCGCTTTCTGGAAAGAAAAGATGTATTTTGATGAGGAGTTTTTGAACAACTTGCGTGAACCCGGCACCGTTGCTACCTATAATAAGGCAGAACGTCAGCTTTCACGTGGTGCCCAGAAACTCAAATACCGTTGTGATCGTCGGCGTGAATGGATGGTTGCAAAGATGTTGATTGACGGAACTTTGTCTTATCAGGTTGCTGGTGGACTTAAATTCTCCGTCAGTTACGGCATTCCCACAAGCCATTTGATTACGTTGTCAGATGCCCGTAATTGGAAAGATGGTGCTTCTCGCAATGCTGTGGAAGACATTTTTGATGCCAAGCAGACATTGGCTGATGATGCAATGGTAAAACCGAATTACGCTATCTGCAATTCCCAGATGCTGAAAGTTCTGTTATTCGATACGAACATTCAGGCTCTTTTGAAGAAAAGCGATTTCGGTAATGGTGATCTGTTCACCAATCCGTCAATGGTTATCGGGACTCTGTTGGGTGTCGGCAATCTCATGCTGTACGATGAGCTTTACGAAGTTCAGGCATGGTTGACCACAACGACCGCTTCCGGTACCACGATTTATCTTGATGATGTATCTGACTTTGAAGTTGGTGGCAAAGCTCGTTTCGTAAATATGGTAGAATACAATACTTACGAAGATGAAGTAATTACCGCCGTTGATAAAGTCAATGGTACCATTACAGTTGGTGCCGCTCCTTCTGCTACTTTTGTAGGTGGGAGAGATAAAGTCATCATGCGGAAAAAGTTCATTCAAGACAACGAGTTCTTGATGTTTGCAGATTCACAGAACGGTACCAAAATTGCCGAGTTTATGGAAGCTCCTTATGGCAATAGCCGTCGTTGGGGATTCTATGCAGACACCAAAGATGAGTGGGATCCTGAAGGAGTTTGGCTGCGTGTTCAGGATAAAGGTTTGCCGGTTCTTTATTATCCTGATACTACTTACAAGATTACCGCATTTGATCTTGATGAGTATTAACCAATAACCGGGAGGCTATGCAATCATGAAAGTTGAATTACTTGTTAATTTGAAAATCGCAAGCGGCAAGATACTTTCTAGAGGGACTATTTTCTCCGATGAAAATGGGCCTATTCCGGAATTTATCATGAAAAGAATCCGTCGGGGGATGGCCAAAGTTATTGATACACGGCCATCACCCGAAAGGGTTAAACCAATTGCAAAAGCTCCTGTAGTTGAGGAGCCGAAAGAAGAAAAAGCCCCTGAAGAGGTGAAAGAAGAATCTTCAGAAAAACCAGTGGAACCGTCAGAAGTAGAACCAGCGGAACCAAAGGTAGTTCGTAAACCATCGAAGATCAAAGCGAAGAAAAAAATTCGTTAAAAGAGGTAAGTGGACATGGATTTAAATGATGCAGATGATTTAACAGATTATTTGAAAATTCAGTTAAGTTCATTGTCCAGTTTAATTACTTCTGATGGTTATGAACTTGTATGTGATCAGGCTATTTCAGAGTTGGGGTGGTCATATCCTTTGACCACTCCAACTAAAACTTCCTGGGCTATTAAACGAGCCACAAGACATTCTATTTATTTATTGATGTTGGCTTCGGCTTACAAATTCAAATACAAACAAATCAATCTCCAACATCGTTTTGATCATTTTAAAAGTCTCATCGATCAGATGGATAAAGAGTTTGAAGAAGCGTTGACTACGGACACCGCTTTATTTGCTGGAGTTGATTCTTATAAAATGTTTGGAACAAAAATTGATGCGGGATTTGCGTATGATTCCGTAGGAAATGATGTTACTTACAATGTGGACAGATTGGTTAATTTTGCCCCACTTGAGGAATAGAAAATGTTATCAGGTCTTGGTCCGGACATTCAAGAGGTTTATGCCGAACTTGGAGCCGAAATTATCATTGTCAATCGCACTCCTCAAGTTTCAGAGAGAATCCTTTATGAAATAAATGCTCAAGGAACAAAGCCCTTTATTCGTGAGCATCATCTTGATTGTACTTTTCCTTATAATACTTCTTTAGTTGTCGGTGACGTTGTTTATATGCCCAAGACAGGGCGTTATCATATGGTAATGAACTTGACTTCTGAATTATTTGAAGATGAGCCCGTAGAAGTCAATGGCGTTATTTATTTATGCAATCTTCCATTAACCGCTAGAATTTTAAGACCTGTAGAAATCAGAGATTCCCAATCTTACGATATGATTTCTGGTTGGCAAGTGCTTGTCGATACTCCTGTATATGGTCTTATTACAGATCGTATTTTTGGTTCTCAATTAGATGAATTGGTTATTGTTGGGCAGACTCAAATTTGGAGAATTGACTTATATCTTCCAAAGAGATATAATCTGGAGCCATTAGACAGAGTGGTTATTTCTGATACTGAATATTATAAAGTCGAAGCAATTGAGGCTTATAATTTTCCAGGAGCCGTTGTAGCTTCTTTAGTTGAAGATAACAGACCAATGCATGATGTTATTGTGGATGATGAGGTTTACGATGATTAAAATAAGTTTTGCTAAAAATGATATGGGTATCATTTTAACAGCCATCGGTAAACTCAAAACTGATTTAAATGCCAGTTTTCCTTTATTGACAAGAGAAGCGGCAGAAGAACTGGTTAATAAATTGAGAGAAAATATTGTCACCCAAGTATTCGGTGATTTTGGTGAAGAACATAATAAAAAATGGGCCGCTCATAAAGCATCAGTGAGCAAGCATCCTGGAGAATACTGGATATATACCGGTTTGTTGATGAAGCAGATTAATTTTAGACAGATCGGAAAAGGTAGATTTTGGGTAGGTATTGACAGAGTTCCTGGGGATAACAACCCTGCTGAATATGGTCCAATTCTTGAAGAAAAGAGACCGCTGTTTCATAACACAGTGGAAGATTATATGCCCACGTGGAACTCTCGTGTAGTTGGTTTATTCAGAAAAATGAAACAGGATTGGAAATGAATATTTTAGCCAAAGAAAAGAATATTAAATCTTCCTTGAAAAAGTATTTTGTTGATGCTTTAGGAGAGAATATTACTTTTGATATATCATTGAAAGAGCCTGATATTCGTAAATTTGGATCAACGGTAGTTAAGCAATGGTACAACATCTCTTTTGGTCAATTTGGGAGAAATGCTTTAGCTGACTACACTTTCGAGATATTTTGCTTGTCACGACAGGATACCGAAGGAATCCAGCTATCTTTGATGACAGATACATTGTTCAATTTGCTTGTTGATTCAACAAAAACAGATGGTATGAGGAGAATCCCTCTTTATGATACGGAAGAAACTCCTTGGGAGTTATTAGGAGCAATGGTTGTTCAAGAAATTGGGGATAACGTACCTTTTCAATTGCCTAGAGATGAAGTAAAGGTAAAAATATATTCGGTGAGGTTGAGATGGGGATTGGCATTGTAACGAAGAAACAAACATCTTTTGTGGTATGTGAGAAATGTGGGAAAAAACTCATCGAAAGAAAAGCAAATGGGATTTTTCATTTTGTGTTTGGGAAATCAGGAGAAAATAATTCAACTGCCCCAGTTGATTTGTATATACAAGGTAATATGAGAATTAAATGTCTTAGGAGGTCATGTGGTCATTGGCAAGTATTAACATATTTACCAAATGTATT